CTCCTAATATTACAATAGCTAACGCTGCAGTATCTACAACAGGTGTAGTAACTGCAACTACTCAAACATTTGGAGGTGCAAAAACATTTAATGGTGTTTTAAATGCAAGTAGTGATTTAAATGTTACGGGATTAAGCGCATTAAATGGTGGAGCAACTATTGGAACAATGGCTACAAGAGAATCTTTAACTCATGTAATTGGTGTAAATTCAAGTAATGCTATTGGTGAAATAGGTGTAGCAGATGGGATTAAATTAACTTCTGGATTTCTTGGTTTAGATATGTTTAGAACAATAACAGTAGGTACTGATTTTCCGAATACAAACGCTCAAAGTTCAAGCGATATAACATCTACAGTAACAGGTGCATCTGTAGGTCAACCAGTATTATTAGGTGTACCAAACACTGCTGTATCTGCAAACACTAATTACAGTGCATGGGTTTCAGCTGCAAATACTGTTACTATTAGATTTAATAATTATTCATCATCTGCAGTTAATCCTTCTGCAGGTAATTTTTACATAGTTGTTATAAACCTTTAAATCCATGAAATCAGTAATCTACAACCTTTTAAAATTAGGTTACGACGGCATCGCATATTCGATTTGTTGTGGAGTGCTTTTCTCGTTTTTCCTACCTATCAAGCATTTCTTAATTTTTACAATTTTTGTAGTTTTTGCAGACACAGTAACGGGAATCATCGCAGCAAAGAAACGAAAAGAGGCGATAACAAGTAAAGGGCTTTATCGCACTTCGCAAAAGGTGGTAGTTTATTTTTGTGGTATCATGACTTTTCACGGAGCAGCTATTACTTTTGGTTTACCTTCTCAAATAGTTTATTCTGTTAGTTTTTTAATAGCATTTACGGAGCTATACAGCATTTCGGAGAACATAAAATCAATTACTGGCGTTAATTTGGCAACAACAATTCTTAGATTTTTTAGACGTTAAAACAAAATAATTATGCAGACTAATTTAAAAGAGGCTTTAAAAAGCGCAGACACAGTAAAATCACCTTTAGGGGACGTGGCTTGTTATAGTTTCAATTTTGCGGAATTGACACAAGATATTTCAGTCCATTTAGAAAACAACAAAATTAAATTCACGTGGCGCGAATATGTTCAACTTGCTCAAATAATTTGGGATAAAATCAAGGAGACAAGCCGCGAATGCGCTGGCAAAGAGATAGAGGTGAAACTTCCTCCAAAATTATCGCTCGTAGCTGCAGGTTTTTCGCTCATCGGGTTTAAGTTATAGGCGCAGAAGAATCGCTACCTTAGGCAGCCGAGGGGATAGGATTAATTTCTTATCCCCTTAAAAATATAAAATATGAAAGCAAATGATTTTTTAATATGCCTTGATGCCGGGCACGGCGGCATGAGGAATGGAACGGGCCCAGAGAAATACGTTACCTATCCTTCAAAGTGCTATCAACATCGCACAGGCAAGTTTCATTCATATGGATGGTTTTTCGAGGGAGTGTTTAATCGCTCATTAGCTAATTATTTAGAGCAGTACCTCCTTGACTATGGCTTCCAAGTAAAAAAGATATACGAGCCTATCAATGACACAACATTGACCAAACGCTGCCAACTTGCCACATCCTACGCAAAAGCAGCTCAGCATTCTATCCTTGTTTCTATTCATGGCAATGCTGCCGCAGCAACAACTGCCAGAGGATGGGAGATATTTACATCACCAGGACAAACGAAAGCGGATCTCCTTGCGACTTGCATCGGTGAGCAGGTAAAGAGTGCTACTCCAGGCTGGGTGCATAGAGCTGATTATTTAGATGGTGATTTAGATAGGGAGGCAAGGTTTCAAATGCTTACCGGTGTAGCCATGCCTGCTGTATTGTCGGAAAATGGATTTTTTACTAATTATTCTGATGCTGGATTAATGATAGATGTTAATTGGCAACAGAGTATTGCTAAAGCGCACGCAAAGGGCATATTAGACTACGCAGTGCAGCAAGGTGTAGTGTGGGAATAAAAAAGGCGCAAGTATCTCTCTTGCGCCTCTTAGACACCTTAAACATCAACAAACACTAATTAACAACTATATCCTGCAATAACTTATTTAACATTCTAACGGCAGACTCTTTGACATCCTCTTTTTCGTTGTTTATTTTAACTACTTGCCAAAGCAAAGATACCATTCTTTCTGGATTCATATACTCGTAAAATTGTTTGTTTCTTTCATCTTTAGAATTGTAAAACGATACAAGTGTTGATGCGGAGGATACAACATTATTTGTCCTAATACCTTTTGGATATTTTTCTATCATAGCATCACAAAGTGCTATTTGCTTTTTATCCAGTCCATACGTTTTAACAGCCATGTGTACCTATTTTTAAAAGTGATAGTTTAGTTTTCTCTTGTTTCATTCGTTGTTCAATAATGCCCATGAACCATTTATCTTGCCTATTTTTATCTTTTAGTGATTCAGCTATATAAATCTTTTCAAGATTGTTAAGACGTTTTCTTATAACTTTTTCCTGTATCATTTGAAATATGCTTTTGATATTAACGCTAATTGGAAAGCGTCAATTTCATCTTGTGATAATTTTTTGTTTCCTGTAACTTCGAGTTTCATTCCTTTAATTACGGACATGGCATAATCCAACGTCCATTTGCTACCTTTGTCCTGTGGTGATATTCCTTTAACTGTATGGCCGTACAATTCTAACCAATCTATTGTAAATCTACTTGCACCTTGGTTCATGCCGACATTTCGGCTGATCTTTGTTCTTGCCCTTCCGTCGACATATTTTCTAAAAGTAATATTTTGCAAAGATGAATCTTCGACTACTACTTTTATGTCCGTTGCCCATGTCAAAGCGTCCTTTGCCCAGTCAGCAAGTTTTTTGTACTTTCCAAAATAAACTTTATAATCATCAATAATACAAACGGCAAATCCGTTAAGCCTCATAGATGGGTCAATGCCGACGAATTTTGCCATAAGTTATTTTTTTATTTAGAAAGTTACGTTTAAAATATTTGCTTACAAATTTTAGTAATCCAATATAGTCATAGTATTTATTTTTATACTTCCATACACCTGTTAATGGAAAGTATTCAAAGTTTTGTGTGCCGTAAGTCATAAACATAGTATTATCATAGGTTGTCCTGCTGTAGCCATCCCACAAATTAATACCAGATAGTAAATCATAGGTGATAGTATCAATAGTGTAGGATTCATTAGCCTCACTGTAATACCTTCTTTCTAATAAGCCTTTATCTATCTTTTCAACACTCATAGCGTTATAGGCAAAGAAATGATTATTCTGTGCTGGTAAATAGGCAACTGTTAGGATAAAGCAAACAGCCATTGTAAACTTGATTGGCTGCGTGCTGCTAATGTTTGTCTTAGTTACCTCTCTTACTACTCTCCTCCTTGTCCTTGGCTCTTTAACACCTATGCCGTATGCCTCTATGCCTTTTTCGATAAACTGTATTTCAAGAACATAGCCAAAGCAAATAATAGCACCAATGAAGAAAAACATAGCCCAGAACTCTGCACCAGTGCTTTGTCCTTGAATGCTAAACCATAACTCCAACAATGCTATAACCGTAGCAATGGCAGCAACACGCGGAGGATATTTACTGCGCTTGTCGGAAGGGTTAAGGAAATCAATAAAAACAACGGCAAATCTTCCGAACTGGAGCATGAGTGAGGCAGGGATGGAAAGGAGCAGGGGAAGGGGAAGGAAGTACACGTTAAGAGCTGCGGTAATAAGGTATGTTAAAATTATACCTGTAAAAATAATCTTTGGCATAGAGGAAGTAATGTCCTGGAATAGCCATTCAAAGTTCTGATTGTTAAAATTCTTTTTCATGTTTGTGATGTTTTAATAATTAATGATAGCAAATATACAAAGTATATTTATATATTATAATAAAATAAAAAAAAAGTGGGAAATAAAATACTTCCCACTAAAAACCACTAATCACTCCCTTTAAAAAGTTCTTCTTTGCGCTTAAACATCTCATCTGATGGCACAATCGTTAACTCTTTTGCACTTGTTTCTATGCGTAATTCTTTAAATCTTTCTATTGCCTCCGCTACATCATTAGCAGCTACACTTACTATGCCTTCTTTGTACTTTATTATAAAGCGATTTGTTTTAACCTTCATTAGTACCATTTTTTTAAAGTGTCAACAATAAAATAAATGGCATAAGATAAAGTTAAAATACCTCCAATGGCTACAATAATAACTGCAATGTCTTTGCCTAATTTCTGTTTTTCTTGTTCTGTTAACATAATTATTTGTTTAGTAAATAAAAAATTAAATCTGCAAATAAACCTAAACCCATTAATACAGCGACCATAAACCATATATAAAAATTAAGTTCATGTAATTTATCTCTTTGCTTTTCTGTCATACATAATTTTTTAAATAATGAAAAATACATCTTAGCAAGAAATTAATTACATTAAACAATACGCTTGTAAATAAAATAGTAAGATTAAACAAATATAATTTATCTCTTTGCTTTTCTGTCATGGCTATTTGTTTAAATAGTTTTTACTTGCGACTGGATCTTTGCCCTGGTCTTTATACTTTGCATCTGCCTTATTTGCATAATCTGTGTAAGGCATTTCGCTGATGTCGTGGTAGCAGATTTGTGCAATCTTCATGCCAGGGTAAATCTTTACAGGTTGTACACAAACAAGTTCTAAAGTCCAATGCCCTCTAAAATTTACATCTCCAAAACCTGCAGTCACATGAACAAATAAACCTAATCTTCCTAAACTCGATTTGCCTTGAATTATTGGAACGTGCCGAAGTGTCTCCGTATATTCGACAGTTGAGGCAAGGTAAAGAATATTTGGCTGCAAAATCATTCCTTCTTCAGGTATAATCATAGGAGCATAAGCATTCTTCTTCCTGGTGTCAAGAACGTGATACGTGTACATTAGCAAAGTATTGCTTAGTGTTAAGTCAACACTATTTGTACCAATGTTTGCCTCTATCAATGGCTCAATGACGATATTTTTTAAGGCTATTTCGTCAATAATGGTCTTGTCAGTTAAAATCATTTTATTTGTTTTTGTAAATCATTTAGTTCTGGATGTGTAAAATGAAACTCTGTCAACATTGCAGCATTGCACATCAAGTGTGCGGAGTGCAAAAGCCCACTTTCTTCGTCTATCATTTCTCCAAGGCGCATTGCTTCCAGGTGACGCATAGCGGAGGCAATGACTAACGAAAACGGAAAACCTTTCTCCCAATTACCAGCAGGAT